AGCTTGCAAAGAAGAGCCTAGTCCTTTTAGTTTACCACCAAATGATTTTAATTTGCTTGATGCACTTGAAACAGCTTTATTTAAGCCACTAGCATCACCATTTATTTTTACTCTTAATGGTTGTGTTGCCATATCTTAGAATTTTAACAAAAATACAAAAAAAAAGACTCTTAATTTTTCTCTTTACTTTTGTTGACTTGTTTAAGAAATCTGTCGTATTGTTCTCTTGTGCTTTTTGGTTTATCTTTTTCTAAATAAACATCTTGTGGTAGTGGAAATAATTTATCAGGTGTAATCATATTGGCACGTTTATCTACATTTATATTAAATAAAATCATAGATAAATAACGTACACGTTCCCACTCTAAATTCTGCTTGATCATATGGGACTCACCGAGTAATTGATTTTCACCCCAAGTATGCGTCCAAAAATCACTTGGTGAAATCCCTATTTGACCGATATAATAATCTAAAATATCGTCCCAACTAATGGACGCTTTTACTTTCCCTTTTTTGTAGTTTTTGTGACCTTACGTTTTATACCAACGTTTAAATCATTACCAAGAATTTTAGATTCTAACATTACAGAAACAATATCTTCTAATTTAGATGCTTCTAAATCAGCTAACCAATTACCTACTGTAAATTCATTATAATCTATTTCATTATTCTCTTCTTGGTCAAAAGCTAAAAGCGCTGAATGTATCAACGCTCTTATGTTTTTAATAGAAACGCCACCTTCAAAGATAGCGCCTATTTCATCTAATGATATACCTAATGATTCAGTAAAGTTCGCCCAAAAATTCATTGAAAAATGCATTGTACGACTTTTACCACCCAATTTAATGGTGTAGTAACCCCTTTTTCTATTTGCCATTTATGTGTTTTTAATGTTAGTTTGTTGACTTAGTAATTGCTCCAGTTAACGTAATTGAACCAGAATAGCTAACAGGACTTTCCATTTCAGCAGATTGCTCTAATGAAGATAAAAATCCTTCTGCTGTATAAACAGCATCGCCAGTCTCAGCAGTACCAAATACACAAGTAATCTGTGTTCTAGCTAATAAGAAATCAGCCATTTGAATTGCGTTTGATGAATCACTATAGTCTACTAATCCTTCAAATGAAATTTCACCACTTATTACACCAGCAATTACTTCTTGGAATCCGTTTGAATCCTTTGTTGTAGCTTCTGGTAAATCATTTGATAACGACATTGAACAACTAGTTGTGTGTCCAAGAGTTACTGTTTCGATTTTCAATAATAGGTTAGTTCCATTAAATACTGATGTTGTAGCCATTTTTTAAATTTTATAATATTTTATTTCTACAAATATACAATATTTATTTATTATGCAAGATTCCAATTGAAGTTAGCATTATTCCAAAATACATCTGTTGTATTCCAATATCTGTGACCACTTCTATCATCTTGTATGCTAAAAAAATCAGTCAATTGTATTTCTAAATCATAGCTTACAACATTTTCTGCCTCAGCTATAGCCTCTACATTTACAATGTAACCAGTGCCAGTTAATGTCATTCCTAAAAAAGCTTCTTGTGTAAACACAAATTTATTTAGCTCTCTTGTAAGTACCATTGAGCTAAATTCTTCAAAACCAAATGTATCACTGTAATCTATTAAAGCAGATACCGATATAGTGCCTGATTTAACTCCAGCAATAACTTCTTGAAAACCAGCAGATGCTTTAGTTGTTGATTTAGGTAAGTCTACGTTTAAATTAAAACTAGCACTTGTAGAATGTCCTAGCAATATTTCATTATGAAACAGCCCAAAAGATGTTCCATTGATATATGCCATTACTCTTTAACTTCTTCTTCTACTTCTTTGAATGATCCGTCTTTAAGGTCTACATTAATTTTTCCGTACTTTTCAACTAATTCATTTCTGAATTTTTCACTTTGTTCTTCTAAATTTTCGTAACCTTTGTGTAGTCTTTTTTGTTGTGTAGCTAATGCACCTAGATCGTGGTGTATAGCATTTTTAGTTCCTTCTAATTGTTTTAATTGATTGAACTCTTCTTCAGTTAAATTCCCCATTTTTGTTTTTGTTTATTATTAATTATTCGTTGTTAGGTAATGGCAATGTCACACTTGTAGGATTTTCTAACTCAGCTATTTGTGCATCTAAATTAGATTTTAATTCATCCATATCCATTAATGGTGTTATCCATCCTACAACTATATCAGTTGTTAAGTCAGCAAAAGGTATAAAATCACCTTCAGGTGCTGCAACCATTTGTGTACCTATGATTGTAGCTTGCTTAGTATCAGGTTCTGCTACATCATCTGATGCAGAATATCTCCAATGTACATTATAAACTACATCTGTATTACCTTCTTCTAAAGGTCTACAATCTACTGCTGGAATGTCCCAAGAATATGTGTTTGCCATAATTATTATTTTCTACAAATATACAAATTTATTTAATTATTTATTTGTTTTTTTAGTTCATCTATTTGTTCTTGTTGTTCTTGCATTGCTTTGATAAGCATTGGCACTAACACAGAGTATTTAACAGATTTGTAAACTCCACCTTCTTCGCCATTTACATCTGGTTGTTTATCTTCTTTAACTAAACCAGGAAAAACTTCTTCAACTTCTTGTGCTATTAAACCAATTTGTTTTAAGTCATCGCCTATAAGATTGAAATTTTTAACTTTTAACTTTTTAATATCTTCTAGTTTAGGTGTTGCATCAGTTATATTTTCTTTTAATCTAATATCTGATATTTGACCATAAGAATTATTTTTGTTTCTTACATCGCCATCACGTTCTATAATTAAAGTATTTGTTTGACCACCTGAACCATCACCAGCTTCACAAACTAAATTATACCAAGCGTCTGTAGAGTTATAAGCCTTAGTTGCATATATAAGCATTTGAGAAACCGAAGTGCTTGGATGTGCTTCTAGTTTAAAGGGAACACCATTACTAGCTATTGCTCTTAAATGTAATGTAGCACTAGGGTTTGGTTGGTTTATTCCTACTTCTCCATTAGACTCAATTATCATTCGTGTGTTTGCACCAGTAGCAAAAGCTAGTTTATCGCTAGAATCTCTAAAGATACCAGTATCTGTGTCATTTGCAAAAGAAATACCTGGCGCACCTTTGTTACCATCTACTGCATATATTATACCTCCAAACGTAGATGTAGTATCAGCATTTAGTGTTAGCGCAACACCTTGTTGATCTACTAAAAATCTTAAATAACCATTACTAGAATTACTAGCAGCTATTGTGTTTACGCCACCGTTTGTTAGATTTATACTACCACTTGTGTTTATTGAACCTGCAAAAGTTGCATTACCAGTTTTTGTAAGTTTCATTGCATATACACCATTTTCATTATATAGGTACATACCATCTGCTGTACTATCAGAACCAATTTGCCAACCTTGAGTTCCACTGTGATTAGGAAAATGTAACGCTTGCGTACTTGCGTTAAATCTAGTATTTGTAGTAACCATTCCTGCAAAAGTTGCGTTTTGTAAATTGTCTAATTCAAGAGCCGAAGTATCATTTGTACCTAGATGTAAGGATGTATTTTCCCTGTTCCAAATATAAGCGGTTGAACCGTTTACACCAACGGTAAGACCATCACTAGAGCCATTACTACCAGTAGAGCTAGTTTGTAATTGTATATAAGAAACAGTACCAGTACTTCTTGCATATATAGGAATGCCTCCAGAGCCACCAAACACACTTCCACCAGTTTCTGTGGTTATTGAACCTGCAAAAGTTGCGTAACCACCATCAGCTATAGTTAAATAAGGCGCTCTACCAGTTACGTTTTGACCTAACGCCGTAAACTTAGATAATTCAATACCATTATCAGTGACTATTATACCGAAATTATTGTTTCCAGTACTACTCCAGTCACCAGCTCCTCTAGCAAGTTTTATACCAGATATTTGACCAGCTGTTGATCTAGTTTGAATTAAGGTGTTGTTATTATCACCATTACCAACCGCTAAGTAATCTCCATTTACAGTTACTGTTCCTGCGAAAGTTGCAGCAGCTGTTGTATGATTTAAAGAAAATTGTACTGCTCCACTTGAAGCGTCAGCACCATTCATTATTCTAAATGTATTAGAGTAGTTGTCTAAATGAGTTGCTTGAGTTTGTGAAGTTCCTTTAAACAAAACAAGATGTCCACCTTCTGATGTTGAATTAGCACCTAAAGATAAATTTGCTTCACTAGCAGGGCTAGTTGTACCAATCCCAACTCGACCTGCTGAAGTGATACGCATTCTTTCTGTATAACTTGACTCTGTTCTTGCTAAAGTTGAAAAAGTTAAATTATGCCCAGTTTGATTTCCTGTTATACCTGTTCTCCATTTAAAAACCTTGTTGTTATCTACTGCTGTACTATTTACTGCGTAAGCACTATATAAAGCACTATCTGAAGCATAACTTATATATTTATATAAAACTAATTTTTGATCAGGGTCAGTCGTTCCTATTCCTACGTTTAAACTATCATCTATACAAAAAGCATCTCCTTCTGTGCCTCCTGACCAAGTCACCATAAAAGGATAAGTTCCACCATTACCAGCAGATTTAATAGATAATCCATTTGTAGCGGCATTACCTTCAACCTTTAGTTTAGCATTAGGCGAAGTAGTACCGATTCCAACGCTGCCGCCAGGTAAGATAGTCATTTTTGTTGTATTAGCAGTTTTAAATATAGTAGATCCAGAGGCACCAATAGTACCAAGAACTAAATTTTGGTAAGTGCCGTTTGCTTCAACAATACTGTTGCTTGA